CCCATAAGCTGTAGGTCTGTTTTGAGAAAGACTGAGCCATGCTGACGTAAGGGGAAGCAATAGGAGCGCCGGTCGTCGGGTGTTTTGCCAGCAGCCCGTATTCTGAGATGGCCTGCTCGCATTGGATCCACCTTGCCGCGCTCATGGCGTATTGTTCGATCTGCTGTTTGGGAACAAGGTGGCTGCATTTGTGTTTGCCAAGCCATCCCCAGGTGTCCGTGTAGATTTCGTTGGCTATAAGGGGATGCCCGTTCTTCTGAGCTGCTGACAGCCAGTCGGCGGGTTTTGGCATTTCCGAGCCGACTTCTGAATCCCCGTCAGGCAGCGGTACGATTTGAAGCTTTTTGGAATTGCCGTCCAGTATCTTGTCCGCCAGCGCCTTGCGCGGCCTTCCGCCGGCACCCGGCTGCGGACCTCTTTTTCCCATCAATTCACCTCCAGTCAAATAGAGGGGGTTAATACCCCCAAAACTTACGGAAAAATTCACACGACGCCCCACGCCCGTTCCCCGTACACAGGGTTGTAGAGATTCGATCCCCCCTACCGGTCGTGCCAACGGTCTCCGTCGCGGGCTGTAATGGCTGAGTGGCAAGGGGTGCAGAGGGCCATGAGGTTGGATTCGTCATGGGTTCCTCCTCGTGCAAGCGGTAGGATGTGATGCACCTCGGTCGCCTGAGTCATCCGTCCCAGTTTCATGCACTCCTCGCAGAGAGGATGGGCTTCGATGTAATGGTCACGTATGCGCTTCCAGGCACGGCCGTACCTCTTCTTGGAGTGGGGATCCCGGTCGTACTTCTCGTAGCGGGCCGCTTCCTGACGGGCATGCTTCTCACAGAACCTCGAGTCGGTCAGCTCCGGACAACCGGGATGGGAGCAGGGTCGCTTTGGTTTCCTCGGCATGGAACACCTCCTTTGGGGCATAGAAAAGCCCTCGCGGTGTCCCGACGAAGGCTCTCAACTTTATTTTTGTGCTATCCTAATCTTCTCATAAGGACGAGGTATCATTCTATGTCTTTAGGTATCCTGATCCATCAGTCCGCCACAAAACTCCAGCGCAGCGTTGTGCATCTTATAAAGGTGGTGGATGCTGTAGCACATGTTCACTGCAATCTGCTCCCAGGTCTTGAAACACAGGTAGCGGAGTTCCAGGATGGTTTGGTACTCGGGATTGGAGACGGATTTAATGAGTTCAACGATCTCGCGCTTGAGGTCGACAAGGTCGTCAATGTCGGTGTTGATGTCCGACTCAAGGTCAATGATCTTGCAGATGATGTCCTCCATGCGGTGGAAGTTCCTAGCACCGCTGGGCGGGATATCGCTCAGCGTTGACGTGGCTTTGGTCGCCAGGTCATGCAGAGACGAAACCTGCTCGATCTTGCTGTTGATCCGCTGGTCTATTCTGTAGGCTTGGGACAGGTAATCCTTCGCCATCTGTTGTTTCTTGCTCATAGGCTACCTCCGATTCAAAGATTAAGTTCACTCGGATTGGCAGCTTTTGACTCCTTGGGTTGTCTTTGATTTACAAATTCGCTTTCACTGCATCGATCAGTGCGGACTGGTTATGGTCTTTTTCCTTCAGGGCTTTCATGACCCGTTCGTCGATGGTGTCCTTGGATATAAGATGGTGGATGACCACAGTATCGGACTCCTGACCTTGCCGCCAGAGTCTGGCGTTCGTCTGTTGATATAATTCAAGGCTCCACGTCAGCCCGAACCACACCAGGGTTGAACCGCCGCTTTGTAGGTTCAGGCCATGTCCTGCAGAGGCGGGGTGGATGATTGCGATGGGTATTTCACCTTTGTTCCAGGCTTTGAGGGACTCTGCTGTATCCAGCTTTGTCGCGGGGAACCGATTCTGGATCCGTTCCAGGTCATGCTTGTACCAGTAGGCAATCAGGACGGGCTTCCCGTTAGCTGCTTCTATGAGATCTTCCAGGGCATCAAGCTTTCGGTCGTGGAGCTGGACGACTGATCCATCATCGGAATACACAGCTCCGTTTGCCATCTGAAGCAGTTTGTTGGATAAAGTGGCGGCGCTTCCCGCATCGATTTCCTGTCCTTCAAGGGAAAGGACCAGGTCACGCTTCATGGTCTCATACGATTTGCGTTCTTTATCCGATAGGTGGACAGGGATCTCGTTGATGACGCATTCCGGCATCTTGAGATAGTCGGTGCTTTTCATGCTGATGGTGATGTCCGAAATGAGCCGGTAGATTTCATCTTCGGCTCCCGGCAGGGGCTTGTAGCTGAATACGATCTGCTGGTTGCGCTTGTCCGGGGTGAAGAAGCTGTTCCTGTAATGAGAGATGAACCTTCCAAGCCGCTGACCCAGGTCAAGTATCCCGATTTCAGCCCATAAGTCCATCAGTCCGTTGCCCGACGGGGTTCCCGTCAGTCCGACCATCCGTTTCACCTTAGGCCGCACCTTTCGCAAGGCTTTGAACCTTTTAGAGCCAAATGCCTTGAAGGAAGACAGCTCATCGATAACGACCATGTCGTAGTCAAAAGGGAGTCGACTCTTGTTGACAAGCCAGTCCACATTTTCCCGATTGATCAGGTAGATGTCCGCTGACTTCATCAACGCAGCCCTTCGTTCCGACTCATTCCCGATGGCAACAGTGTAGGTCAGCCCTTTCAGGTGGTCCCATTTTTCGATTTCCGCAGGCCATGTGTCACGTGCCACCCGCAGCGGGGCGATGACCAGTACCTTTCGGATTTGGAAGCTGTCAAGGCAAAGGTCAAAGATGGAAGTCAGCGTGATCACGCTCTTGCCAAGCCCCATGTCCAGAAAGACGGCGGAGACGGGGCGCTCCAGTATGAAATTGGTAGCGAAGCTCTGATATTCATGGGGACTGTATTTCATGAAGGATCCCTCCGATCTGTCCTGGGTCGTCAATGCAGAACACCGGAAAGCCTAACGCTTCCAGTTGCCTTTTCCGCTTTTCCTGTAATGGGCGGGGGCGCTTCCCAGGCGCTTTCAGTTCAACGAAGGCGAGCTTTCCATGGGGTAACAGGAGCAGTCGGTCGGGCATCCCATCGAATCCTGGGATGTTCAGTTTCAAGGCAAGACCGCCCATAGCTTTCACTTCTTTAATGAGTTTTGATTCGATTATTTTTTCTCTCATGCCATTCCTTTCCGCTTTTTCATGAGTTCCAAAGTTCCAGGTTCCAAGAAGTTCCACGGATTCCTTATAGCCTATACGCGCGTATATGCAGGCGGGCGTGATGGTTCTCTCCCTATATCCATATTTCTGTATATATTTAGGAATTATGGAACTCATGGAAAAAGCATTGATATTAAAGGGTTCTAAGCGGTTCTAAGATGTTGTTTCCTGACGTCTCGTGGCTACCAATGGGAAGGTCTCCGTAATGACTTCTTCCTTGGACTGACCGTCACTTACACGCAGCCACACATACTGGGCGCCGTAGCCCTTGATTTTCTTCTTCTGCCCGGAGTACACCCAGCCGCCGATTTTTTGCATGATGAGCTTGATCTTATAGCTGTCCGCCTGGCGCTCGAATTTGCCCCGATCGTTCCCGAAGCACTCACACCAGATCTCCATGTTGCTAACATACTCGCGAAGCATGGTGCCTGGAGCCTGGAGCGGGTCGTCGGATGAGAAGTAGTTTTTCCTGCTGTAAAGGTCCATGTCGTACCAGTTCTCCGGCAGGAGCATATCCAGAAAGTCCTTCACGATGCCTTCCCGCTCATCGGTCTCAAGGGCGGCAGTCTGTTCGGCCTTCGCCTGCTCGGCTGCTTCGCCGTCCAGGTAGAGTTTCTCGCCTTGGGTCCAGTAGTATTTGGCTTCAGCCCAGATTTGGGGCACATCCGATTCAGGGAGATCCCAACCCTTCTTGGCGGAGCCATGGACGCGTACGACCCAGAACCTTCGGTTGCCCGTGGTGTCACGAAGGAAGCCAGCGCTTTCGGCATTGGTCGAACCGACCAGGATGCACTGGCGGGGATGGCTTTCCACGGACCTGCCGTATGAAGGCCGGTATTGGTCGTCCTGCCTTGAGAGGAACCCCTTGATGTTGTTGACGTCCATCTTGGACAGCCCGGCGAGTTCCGGGATCTCGACGATCCACACGCCCTGGATCTTCTCGGCAGCATCTTTGCCCTTGCCCATATCCGTAAAGTTCAGGCTGTCGGAGAACCACTCGCCGGCGAGCCTTGCGAAAAAGGTGGACTTGCCAAGGTCCGTCTGACCGTTAAGCACCAGCATGGAGTCGTATTTGACGCCCGGATGGTAGATACGTGCGACCGCCGCCACCAGAGTCTTTCTGGTGACGGTCCTTGTGTATTTGGTGTCGTCGGCTCCGAAATAATCGATGAGCAGCGTGTCGACCCGGCAAACGCCATCCCATGGGGGAAGGCAGTCCAGGTATTCCTTAATGGGATGAAAGGAACGGTCGTCAGCAACCTTTGTTATTGCAAGCTCGTAATTCCTGGATGAGAAGGTTCCGTAGGTCCTATCCACATAAGCCACCAGCTGGGCCGTATCGGCATCACGCCAAGACTGGTGGGGTCTTGACCACGGAAGGCCTGGGTCGCCATAGATCTGATTAGCCAGGCGGTTGTATCTAATCCCTTGCAACTTTATGTCGTTTTTAAGGATCAGGAGCAGGTTGCCCAGATTGTTCTTGAGGATTGTGGAGCGCGGCTCATATTCCAGGTTTTTCTCCCAGTCAGAACTCACATCCGTAAAATCCGAGGATGCCTGGGCTTTGCGTTCTTCGGCCAGAAGGAGCTTCACCCGTTCATCGGATACAGCAAGTTCCGTCATGGACTTGTAGGACGGGAGCTTGGTGACGGGGGTTTCCTCCGGATAGTTTTTATCCTGGTCGCGGTATTTATGGAACCTGACCAGGTCGAATGCGTTCATCAGTTTCCCGCAGGCTGGGTCTGTGGCATGGTGGCTGTATGCAAATTTGCCGTCGTAGATCACCACGCCGGCGCTGCTGTCTGCAGGGATGTAGTCATACCTTCCGTTCATGGCGGAGGGTTCGTATATGTCCGAAAGGAAGGTGTCTATGGCTTCCTCAACGCTGTATGCCCTGTTGAAGGCTCCGATGATACCAGGTTTCGCGAGAGGGTCTCCAGCCTGGGCGGCCGCTGTGTGGATCACTTCCGACTGCCTGCTGGAGCGCGGCCATGTGGATTCATCCTGCCAGTTGTCGTATCGGGCCAGGTAGTCGTCTGGGTTTAGGATCTTGCCGTCATGCATTTTGAAGAAGAATTCACCGTTTGAGGAGGTTGACGGCCAGTACATCAGCCGGTGCGGCTCATAGGTCGTGTCGTCGAAGAGGTCGATGCCGATCTCCTTTGCCACCATCCTGGAGACAGCCGGGTATTCCGCTTCGGAGATTTCCCGGGCCAATGGTATTGCCAGACGGATGCGGGGATGCTCCGGGGTATGCTTGTGGGTGGAGTATGCGCAGCACGTAAAATCATGGAGCATGGTCAGCTCGTCCCAGATGCCCGGAGTACCGTAGTCCATGTCGAGCAGGACCATGGACCGGCAAAGGACGAATCCCTTTTTGCGCCTGCCTTCCCGGAGATGCCCGGCAACATAGCCGCCCACGTCCTTGATTGTGTCCTGCTGACCTTTTTTGAGCTTGCGGT